CATTGGCATACTGTTCTGAGGTGTACCTCTACTGTCATAATCAAATATACTAAAGCGTGGCCTAGACATTATACCATAACGTAATGCGTCATACAAGTGATCTTCAGCATGGGTATCTACATCTTCTGGATTCTTTTTATCCAGTGGTATAGCAGGTAGTTGTGAGATAGTTTCAGTACAGGTATTAAAGAATACCATACGTGCTTCCTCTGTAAACTCATCTACCTGTAAACGCCTGTGTATTTCGTTCTTACCAGCTACACGTGAGCCTTTACTTCTATCTGATGGACGCCAGCGACAGCCCCTCATAATCATTTGTTCTGCTAGGCTAGGGCCAGTGTCACCACGTTTATGCCACAGTGACGAGTCAAGTACGCCATACCGCATATTACCATCACCAGCCTCTGCCTCAAGTACCATGTCTGCTAAGTCTACCGCAAGTACCTTAGAGACATACAGTTCTCTGTACACTACCAACTGCTCGTCAGGACTAACCGCAAACCATAAGACTCCTGTGTAACTTCCGTAACCGTAATCGCAAGCTCTAAATTTAACCCAATTATTAGGAATTTCAAAAGGCTCAATGACATGATCGTGTCTATTAAACTCAGTGAAGGCTGCACCTTCTTTAATATCCCAATCACCGTCTAGTAATTGCCTACGTTGTTGCTCTGGTAGTGACAAAAGCATTGCTTCATAGTCACCCTGTTGCGACAAGTACGGATTGTCTTTTAGTCTTGCAGGTATAAACCTGCGTTTAAATAATGGCCTACCTGCTTTGGCATGTCCTGCAGGATACTTTAATGGCTCACCTGTTTCAATATCTGTAGCTATAAACGACTTACCTGCAGGTGAGGGGTCTATAAACATTTTCTTAACCCAATGATGGCCTCTACCACCGGGGTTTGTAGTTGCCCTCATACAAAGAGGTAACTCAGGGTCTGCCGATCTTAAACGTGACCTCATATAATTCCAAGCAAAAGGTGTAGCCCATTGGGTAAGTTCATCAAAACCGATCCAGCTAAAGGCCAATCCTTGATACTTAGTAACATCCTGATCCTTATCTAAATAACTCATCCATAGGGTAGCCCCTGATGGTGCAGTCCATTGCATCTTACGTTCTGACCATTTAATACCGGGCCAAATCTTAGGATACATTTCCTGCGATTTACTAATAAGTTCTCTTAGTTCTTCTGTTGTGTGGCGTAATAGTAGGCCGCTAAAGCTGGAATTACCCATATACCTAAGAGGATCAGCAAGCATAGCGTACGACTTGCCCCCACCAGCACTGCCTCCGTACAGGACTTCTCTTTCACCTGCGGCAAGAAAGTTTGTTTGCGGTCCCTCATTCGGCTTAAAGATAACATTATGGGTTTCCTCAACCTCCTTGATATAGTCATGCTCAATTATATTAGGCTGGGGTAGCTCTTTCTTCGTTGTCTTTTTTGCTGTCAAGCCTTTTCTTTTCGATGGCTTCCGCTTTGGCGATTGCCGTTTTCGCATATTCAGCCCATCTGCGTAGGCTTGTAGCTTGTTGTTTTCTGCTTCGCTCATTCTTTACCCGTTTCATTAATCCTACATGGGAGATACTTCTACCTGTATGTGCGCTTAACCAATTAGCAACTTCTCTATACGAATATTGCTTTAAATACTTTTTAGCAAGTGCTAACTTATTAAGTTCATCGGGTATAGGTTTTAGTATCCTATCATCTTCAGGATCAATTATATACCCAAAAGGTATTGTACGTGAAATTCGGGGAATGTCAACCCATTCATTATTAACTTTTACATCAGTGGGCTGTGGTAATTTCCATTTGCCTAGTGGCCTAGTCATCATCTTCTTCTATATTTTTAGCTGGCATTAACATAACGCCACCCTTTGCTTCTACTTGCATCTTTTCTGTTTTAACCAATCCAGTGCGATCCAGTAGTTCCTTTGCAGAAGCAACTTTATCTTTAATGCCCAGTTCCGTGGGGTCATATAGACCACCGACAATAGCCATTGCAGCTTTTGGTGCATTCCTTGCCATATACATTTGAGTTGCTTCAAGTACTTCTTCCTTTATGCCTCTGATTAAATCACTAGTGCTGTAGGTATCTGAATACCCCGCTAGTTTCTTAGCAAGTACTACATCGCCACCTGCACCATCAAACAGTACATTAAGAAATGCTTGTTGTTTTTCTGTAAGTGTACGTGCCATTAATAAAACATCCCACCTTTACGATAATCTTTTGCGCCTGTTTTAATTAGACCACCTTTGTTTCTTTTTGTAATAGGTTCATCACTACCTTTGCCGGGACTATCTGCAGAATTAGTATTAGATTTACTATTAACCCTATTAGTAGAACGGCCTGAACTAAATCCTGCATCAGATGCAGCTTTTGCTGCTATTCTTTTTCTAGATTTTTTTTCGTCTACATCTAAGATACTATCAAAAGGTTCTATCATTTTTAAATATTCTTCTTTTAAAGCATTTGTTTGTTTTTTTATTTCAGACTCTGTAAGATTAGTATCACTAAGTTTTGCTAACCTACGTTTAAATAGTGCCATAGCTTCTCGTTTTTGTAAACGAGCTTGTTTAACTTTACGATTATCTGGTCTTGTGTTTGCTTCAGTCTTAGGCATTATTTTAGTTCCTTATATTTGGGTAAGCAATAAGCTATAGCTCTATCTTCTGGTGCTATGCCGTGTGTACTATATCGTTTAGTTATTTGATTTGCATAATAGTTGCAATGTTCAATCGTATTAAATACCATTGTGTCCTCTATACGTTCTCTGTCTATGCCAAGATAAACTATTAGTACAAAGGTATACACATTTACATCATTTCAAAATGTGGTGCATCAATAAATGGTCTACGGCCTTGTGATCTACGCAGGTCTACATAGCTATTCATAGCGTCTTCCATAGAACCGTCCCACTCAGCAATGTTGCCTACACTCCAAGCTGCGCCCCACTTAATAGCTATGCCTTGATCACGTGCAGCTTGAGCCATAGCATCAGCAATCTCGTCATACTTATTTAGTTTCCATGTAATATTAGAACCAATATAGGCTACCAGATCAACTGCACGACCTTCTAAGTGTTTACTCTTCATAGTTTGTGAAGCACCACTAGCAACTAACTTTTCCTGTTCCTCTACAGTACGCATACCACAAGTAACACCAAAGTCTATTTTAGTACGTTTAATAGCTTCATTTACTACTTGTACAAGTTGAGGATTCACTCCCTCTAGTCTACCTTTACTACGATTAGATAATTGAAACGTCATTTTTTTCTCCGCTATGAGCTTTGCTTGCTCTCGTATTAACTCTTGTTGTTTTTCTAGTACAATAAACTGCCTGTCAACTTCACTTAACTGTGGCATTTTTATCACATTATCTTTTGCCAAAGAACTTACTCACTGAACGCATTCCTATGCTGGCACTTACAATGCCACCTAATGCAATCTGATACCACTGAGGCATTATCTCTAGTGACGCAAAGCCCTGTGCAACTATAGCATTACCCCACTCACCACAAAATGCAAGTATAAGAGGAATACTAAATAGTAAAGTAATCCATTCATCTTTCCATGAGTTCTCGGTAGCTCTCATAGCTTCCAAGTCCCAATCAATCTCACCAGTAAGCTGTTTCTTTTTTATCTCAGCTTCAGTTAGTTTTATCTGTGTCTTACCATCTATGATGCTGGTAGCTAAACCTGTAAGACTTCCTATTAGTTGACCAATCATTTTTTATACTTCTCCGTATATGCTTCTTCAAAGCCTTCCTCATGAACGCAGTTCTCATGATTGCCCCAAAGCCTTTTAAAGTACGAGTCGTATACATCTAAGTAGTCTTGTTCACTATATTCATCAGGGGCTAACCGCCCTTTGACAATCCAAAGGAACCTATTTACTTCTTTATGTATAGGACTATTTATGCTTCTCATTGCCAAGCCATACAGCAAAACAACCTGTAAGTGCGCCCATACAAATAGACACTAATCCAGATTGTTGTACTGATGGGTCAGGCAATGTCATAAACCAATGTACCGTTTGGTATGTTAGAACAGTAACAGCAAGCATCATAATACGTGGCATGATTTGCCATTTAAGTATACGTTCCATAACAATCTCTGGCATATTACTTCCCCCTATATGCTTTTACTTTTTTTGCAACTTTCTTAGGTTGAGCCACAAACTGCTTACCCGCAGCCTTGCCTCTTCGTTTGGCACGGGTTGTAGCAGCATACTCAGAATCACTAAGAGATTTAATAGCTTTAGCAGGAAGGTATCTTTCACCAGTAGCTTTAGCCCCCTGTGTAGAGGGCTTGCCACTCTTAGTTCTCCAATCCTGCTTAGTCCACCTGTCAAGACTCTGTTGGCTTTTACTTTTTGGCATCAGTATGTTTTTTCTGCACAGGAAAATTAGCGGTAAGACTTGCTCCTTTATGAGATACAAACTTACCACTATGTTTCATTAGTTTAAATTTACCGTCTTTTTGCTTCATCCAATGATAGCCTTTGGGTGCATCTACCTTCATTACTTATATCCTCCCCCAGCTTTCTTATAGCGAGAGGCAACAAGCTGTGCTTTACGGGCCGACCACTGGCCGGGGCTTCCACCTTTGCTGCCAGCTTTAACGGAATTAAAAATACGCTTACGCATACTAGGCTTAGTATAATTACCTGCCGCATTAACGGTAGACTTTTTGCCTGATTTCGCCACGTGTTACTCCTATGTCTTTAAGAGCTTTATCTGACATATGTTGTAGCTGCCAGTATGCCACTCTACGTTCTTGTGCTTGTTGTATTGTTTTAATAATATTCTTGAACATGGTATGTCTCCTTATGTTTAACCATAAGATAGTTATACCATGTTCAAGTTTAAATAACTACAGCTATTAATGCATTCCCGCTATGCACGATCAACACAACGGAAAGGGTTGAATTACTTAGCGGGTTTTAGTCCAGCTTTCTTTAATGCTTGAGCTTTAGTTTGTTTATAGATAGCCTTAAATTGACTATCTGATAAACGTTTTGCATCTGATTTAATTTTATTGGACATTACTTCTTAGCTTTTTTCTTAGCCATGCCACCTTTAGCATAAACTTTTTTACCGTCTTTATCCTTATTAGGTTTTAAACTAATAGGTTTACCTGCAGCTTTTTTATTAGCTACACCTTGTTCCATTGCCCGTCCTACTTTACCAGACTCTGCAGCATTAGCTGCTCTAATACGTTTTATAATAGTATCACGCTCTGCTTTAGTAATTTTACCTGCACGAAAATCAATACCTGCCTGTTTAATCATTTCACCACGTTTCTTATCTGTAAAAGAACGATAATCTTTCATGGTTAATGGTTTTGGTCCCGGCTTTGTATTCTTTGCAGTAATACGACCAGTAGCTTTCTTAGCTTGATCTTTCTTTTCAGCTTCAGGTACTCTATTTTTACCTTGAGTAGCAGCTTTAGTTTTAGTTTTCTTACCTTCAACTACTTCAGAAATAGGACCAGAACCTACATACTTTGTATTAGGTGACTTTTTAGTTTTTGGTTTAGTTTTTGGTTTAGTTTTTGGTTTAGTTTTTGGTTTAGTTTTTGGTTTAGTTTTATTTGCAGCCTTATTTTTAGCTGCTAATTCTTTTTCTGCTAAAACAGTTTTTCTTGCTTTACCAGCTGCTTTTGCGGCCTTTGCAGCGGCTTTAGCTGCTTTACTTAAAATTCCCATTGGTTTATATCCTTTACCATTTTACTTTATGTGACCAGTACTTTGCTGATAACTTATTCGTTGGTTTTCCTTGTGCATTATGTCTAGCATAATAGCTTTTCTTACGTGCTTTATCTTTTGCAGTCTTAGGGGATTTACCTGCACCACTAACACCCTGCTGTCCGAATCTAATAAACTTATACTTATCGCCTTCTTTAGCCATTACACAATGAGATTTTGTTTTATGACTAGGAGTTCTCTTAGGTTTATTAACACCTTTGAGTCCTTCCTCTTTCATTTTAGTTTTAACTCTTTCAGGAATAGCCATATAAATTATTTTCCATAGTTAGGATCACTGTATGATTTCTCAGTCCAGCCTTCCAGCCTCATTGCTTCTTCTACGTGCTTTAATGTAAATGATTTACCGTAGTGAGCATCAACTGCAGCCTTTACATAGAATACATCACTATGTGGTATGTGCAATTGGTCTAAATTACCGTCAAGAAGGTGGTTATAAAACTCTTCTAATACATTGTCTGTATATAGTTTTACAGATTTCTTACTCATTGTCAAGTACTTTCTACATATTATTGTTATTTATGTACATTTAAGTAGTAGGATTTGTGTTTCCTCACTTAAAGTGTCTGCATTTACGTGATTAATAGATTAGAATTATTTTTTATCTACCAATGAATCACTGTAAGTGAGTGTCTACTGTCTACTATGATAGTTTTACACATTTGATAAAACATGTCAACCCCTAATGTTGTATGTGGTAGGATTTTAGTGTAGCATTTAGGTATAGTGTGACAAATATATCACAGTAAGTGTGTCTATGGGGTATCATAGTACGTATATATACCTTGTGGTTAACAGTTGAAAATACTGATCTGTGTATTAGTACATGCATATATACGCTGGGTGCCGGGGTGGCCCTTGCCCCTCACGTGTCACTGCGCCTGTACCTGTGCATAATGCCTAAGCAGCCGTTGCGGTGAGGGCAGATTAGGTGATCATCACACCAAACACTCTAAAGAGTGAATGATTTCAACAGCTTCCTTGTCTACGACAAGTGTTATTCAATCAGTTGCCACTATAAATAGTGAATTGATACCAAGGGTTTTCACATCGAAGATGTGTAGTGAAGCCGATGCTTAAAAATACCCTACCCCACCAATGGTATTGGTCAGTCATGTGATCCTACAAGCCGTGTATAGCTCTGCCAATAGTCAAACGGTCCAATGTTGGACACTTTTTAGATGTTCCATCTATGTACAAACTGTGACAATTCAGCAACACTTCTCATGAGTTTCACGCACGAACTTCAGAATACCTTCA